GAAAGAAGATCACTTGTTCCAAGTCAAACTTCGACCTCGCCGGGGTCGGAGGCGGACTCAACACCTTTGTCCCGGCGACCACCAAGGAGGAAGCCTCAATGGCATCCAACGATTACCGCGAAGAGCTGGAGGCGATGAAGTGCGCCATCGGCGAACTCGCTGACATGATGAAGAAGAAGTTCGGTGAGGACGAGTCCGAGGACGAGAAGGACGAAATGTCCGCCGAGGACATGGAAGACATGGAATTCCAGGCCAATGAAGGCGACGAAGGCGTTCACATCGACATCGGCAGCCATGACGTTGAGGCTCCCGAGGAAGAGGAAGAAGAAGAGGCCATGCCCGTGGTCGCTGCCCGTTCGACCTACTCGCTGCGTTCGGAGAACGCCCGCCTGAAGTCCCGCATGGAGCGCCTTGAGGCCGAGATTCGCCGCGAGAAGTTCTCCCGCGAGATCGACATCCTCGAGCAGGACGGCTACCGCATCCCCGAGTCGCAGCGCGACAACCTGATGACCCAGCTCCAGGCCAGCCGCGATCCGGTTGCCCTGCTTGAGTCTTGGCGCTCCCTGTTCTCCCGTGATCCCATCGGTGCGAAGATTGACATGAGCCGTGCGGCCATGCCGAAGACCGTCAGCGGTGGCGACATCTCCCAGTTGGTCAAGGAATTCGCCGGCAAGCCGGAAGAGTTCGCCAAGGCCATCAATTCCCGCATCAAGCGTTAATCGCAGAAGGACACTACAGAAATGCTTCAGTTCTCCCCCAATCTCGTTGCAGGCGGCGACATCAACCCCTACGCCATCGTGAAGATGTCCACCACGGCATTCACGGGCCTTGCTTCCACCGCTGCTGCTGACTACGTTGTCGGCGTTGCTGACGGTTCGACCAAGCGTTTCGACTCCGCGCTCCACGCGGCTTCGGGCGACCCGATCAGCCTCCAGCCGTCCAACTGCGTGCAGCTCAAGTGCGGCGGAAGCGCCGTTACCGCTGGCCTCGGCCTCATTGCTTCGACCGCAGGCGTGGCGATCACCGCTGCTGGCTCGGGCAATGTTCCGCTCTTCGTTGCTCTTGAAGATGCTGCGGCCAGCACCATCTTTTGGGCTTACCGTCTCCCCGCCACCAAGGCGCTCTGATTCCCTGACCTTAAGGAGGTCTTACCATGAGTTATGTGACCGTCGGTGGCGGACTGAATACGTTCGTCCCCTCCACCAATGCCCTCGCAACGGGCGCTCTCCAGGTTGAATTCACCCGTGCGGTGAACACCTTCCCCATCACGAAGTACGCGCAGATCGTTCCCACCCAGCAGATGACGGGCTACTACCTCCGTCTTGACTCGGACGACAACGTCCGCGTGACTGATGTGAACGAGTTTGCTTGGCCCCTGGGCAACGACCGCCCGGTCGGCAAGATGAACCAGCACGACTTCGTGTCGTTCACCGCTGCCCGCTACGCCTACCCGTTCTACATCCCGAACGAGACCGTGAAGCAGGCCGCGTGGGACGTTGTTGCCCAGCACGCTCGTGCGAAGGCGCAGCTCGCCATGACGGCCCGCTCCATGCGTACCGCGACCGCCCTGACGGGCAGCGCGGCGGTTACCGCGTTTACGGCCGCGGGCAACTACTACGCGACCGGAAATGCGATCTCGGGCGGTGCATGGACCGGATCTTCGACCAACATCATTCAGAAGGGCATTCAGACCGCCCTTCAGCGCATCTCGCTCGCCACGGGCGGCGCGGTGCGTGGCGAAACCGACATCATGATGGTGATCTCGCCCACGATTGCCAACGCGCTCTCGCAGACCATCGAAGTTCGTGACTACGTCAAGAACTACCCGGCTGCTCTCCCCTTCCTCCAGGGTAATGACACGTTCGCCAAGTACGGCCTCCCGCCGAACCTGTTCGGCGTGCAGGTCGTGGTCGATGACAGCGTGAAGGTCACCACCCGCAAGGGTGCTGCTAGCACCACCCGCTCCTTCGTCTACGGCAACTCGGCCGTGTTCGTGAGCCGTCCGGGTGGCCTGGTTGGCGTGGAAGGTTCCACCTCGTTCTCCACCTGTCAGATCTTCGCCTTCGAGGACATGACGGTTGAGAACTGGGATGATCCGCGTGATCGTCGCATCGAAGGCCGCGTGATCGACAACAGCACCTCGGAACTGGTTGCCCCGGTGTCCGGCGTGCTGGTTGCTGATGTCACGAGCTGACGTTCGCTAGCCACAGTCATGGGGGGGCAGGAGTTTCGATTCCTGCCCCCCCGTGTTCGCATAAGGGGACACCATGCCACAGTACGCCGGCTATGCGGAACTTGAGTCATCGCTTGATGCCAACATCATCGCGCAGCTCTCAAGCGATACGGGCAGCAACAACCCTGGCGCGAACTGCCTCGTGGACACCATCCTGCAACGCGCTAGCAGCGTGGTGCAGGCGTATGCCCGCGTGGGGAACATCTACACGGACACCGATCTGAACACGCTGGCGGCCGCCAATGACGGCCTCCTCGTGATGCTTACGGTGGACCTAGCGACCGAGATGCTGTTCCAGCGCCGCGCCATGAAGATCACCCCTGCCGTGGAGGCGCGGGTGACCCAGGCCCGTGCCATGCTTGAGGCGTTGCGGGACGGCAAGATGATCTTCGGAGCGGTTGCCAAGGCCGCCGATGCCGGCGTATGTGAGGTGGCCGTTGTGCCGATCAACAACCTCGCCTGGTACAACAACGTGAGCAGCAGCGCGTTCTTCCGTCCTCGCGCCCCGAACATCTACCGAGGCGGCTAATGGCTTCCGACTGGGGCAAGCGCGTTGCCAAGGCGCTGCGCGACCCCGCGGTGGTCAACGGTATCGCCACCCTCGTAGGCCGCTACGCCAAGCAGCACATTGCAACGAGCCGCGGCCGGGACGAGAGCGGCGGGGAAACGGCCTTGCAGCCCTTGGCGGCCGTGAAGGGCGAATATTGGACCACGAGCAAGCCGAAGAACTCCGCGGCCATCAAGGCCACGCGAACGGTGGTCGTGGTGCGGCAGCGCAAGATGAAGAACGGCAAGACCGTGGCGAAGCCCACTACGGTGACGGAGTACCTCGTGACGAGCGAGTCCTACCGCGCTGGCGGGAAGCCCCTGCGCGACACCGGGCAGATGATGCGCGAGATGAACGCAAAGGGACAGGCGGGCGGCAACGGCGTTTCCATCATCCTCTACGGCCCGCTGCACGCCATCTTCCACGAGCTTGGGTTTGAGACCAGCGGCCCCAACTACATCCCGTTGACGCGCAAGGGCAAGCGTTCGCACGCCACGGGCAACAACCCCACCAAGGAAGGCTTGGTGCGCGGCAAGGACTTCGTGATGGCTTGGCAGGGCGTGACCGTCCCCAAGCGACCGTTTATGATTCCTACCAACGATGAATGGGGAGAGATCGGAAAGTCGATTAGACTAGGCCTCGCCCGAATCCTGAAAGGAAGAAGCTGATGGCTACCGCAATTTTCGTCGCAGGACCAACCAAGATCCAGGTGAACCTCGGAGCTGGCTACGTTGACCTCGGACTGACCGACAACGACAGCCTTCCGCAGATCACCTACACCGACAACGTCCACGAGATCAAGACCGTGGCCTCGGGCGCTGTGCCGGAGGAAATGGTGCTTCAGAACACCACGGCGGTCATCTCCTGCACCCTGGTCAAGTGGGACGCGGCCAACCTGACGGCCCTGGCCGTGCGGGAGCGCGGCGCGGAATACACCACTACGGTGGGCCGTCTGCTCATCAACGGCAACGGAACGTTTGGGGTGAAGATCCTCCCGCTGACGGCTGGCAAGACCTCGTACACGTTCGCAACGTGCATGATCATGGGTGACGCTATCAACCACAGCAACTTCGGCAACGTGGAGCAGCGTCTTGGGCTGACCTTCAAGGCCATCCCAACTCCGTCCACCAACGTCCTCGCTACCTCGTCCACCACATGATCGACCTGAACGAAGACAACGACCCGATGCTGTTCCGCGTGACCATCCCCACGGGCGCGCTCGTGATCCAATGGAACGAGCTGGTGGCCTCCGTGCAGAAGCGCAGCATTGCCGGCGGTGAACAGCCGACCGTGGCCGACATCGCCAACGCGATCCGGGCCGTGGCACGCACCCCCGAGGTGGCCCAGCAGGCCGCCGACGAGGTGCTGTTCGCGGTCTTTGCCCGGTTGGGCAAGGCGGTACAGAACGCGGGAAACTGACACGGGAGGCCGCCGTGTTCTTGGCGACCTATGGGCGGCCTCCCACCGACTTTGACCCGGAGACTGCTATGGGCCTCGCGCAGAACATTCCCATGATTGAGGCGCGGCAGAGCATCGTTCAGGCACGGGCCATCGCTATGGCGTTGGGATCGGCAGAGGTGGCGCAGCAGACCGTGGCGCTTGCTACCGGGGATGCCGACCTCGCCTTCCGTATCCGCATGAACCTCGAGCATCAGAAGGCGGTGGGCTGATGGCTACGCAGAACGCAGCGGTGTGGAATGCGCTCCTGACCGAGATTGCCAACTGGATGGTGACCGAGGGCTACGGCAGCGCCGTGTACCTGTCGGAGCGGCCGAGTGATGAGACCATCGCGCAGTACGCGGTACAGGTCATCCCAGGCGGCGACACCGCGCTGCATTGGCGGTCGGGCGTTGGTTTGCAGGAGGCCAAGATCGACATCGTGGTGTGGTGGCGCGGCCTCCTTGACCCGGTCAACCGGGCCACGGAGCGCATCTCCGGTTCCAATGGCATCGAGCAATTCATCGACGGGCTGCGGGTGCTGCTCAATCAGAACGACCTCAACGGCATTCTGACCATCGCGCTGACCTGGCGCAACGGCGGTCAGGTTGAGCCGGCCGAGGACTTGGTTGGTTGGATGCGCGGCACGGAGACCTTCGTGTGCGCCTTTGAGAACGGACTGTAACCATGCAAGACCTTGGACGGATCGTCATCGACATCAACGAGCAGGGCGGCGGCCAAACCGAAGGCATCAGCGGCGTTGGCGATATGGATGGCGGTGGAGGTGGCATGGCGGAAGCCGCCGAAGATATTGGAGCGATGGCATCGGCCGCATCGTTTGCCTCTACAGCCTTCACGGCGGTGGCGGGTGTGTTCGCGGTGATGACCAAGGTGGTAGGCGAAGTCGGCAAGGCGCTCCTCGCCCTGAATCGCTTTGTGCTTGAGGTGGCAAGCGACCTCCGCGACTACAGCCCCGGCATTCAGCTCGCCGAGATGCAGAATCAGATTGCGATGGTCAACACGCGCTTCCGCATGGGGATGCAGTACGGCGGGGCCATCGGCGCACAGATGCTTGAGGTGGGTCGCATTGAGCGTGCGTTTGTGGAAATCCGATCTGCGTTCGCTGGCATGGGCGCAATTTTCCTTCGCCCAATCACGAAGTACGTTGCTGACGTTCTTGACAACCTCAAAGAGTATTTGCCGAAAATCACGGAGGCAATGGCAAAGGCAGCGGAGGCCGTTGCGGTGATGGTTCAGCTTTCCTCTTACGGCGGTACATCAAGTTCCCTAGCTCGTTTGGCTGTTGGATACAATTATGGAGAGCAGGGACAAGCGCTCTTTGATTTTATGAATCCTGCGGGCGGCATTGTTGCCACGTTCAGGGAGATGGCACGCGATCTCCGCGCCCTGAACCGCAAGACCCCGGACCCCAAGATTGACTACGGCGCGATCAATCAGCCGTTCCTTGCGGATCTGAAACTTATGGGAATGAAGGGCTTCTGATGTCTACCAACGGCAATACATGGGTGGCGTTCAAGCTGGGCGACAACACGTTCACGCTTCCGTATGCCAACATCACCTCGTGGGATGCGCGGGCGATCTACGCGGAGGACGGCTACACGCAGATCCGCTACGAGACCACCATCTCCGGGTCCGCGCTGGTGTCCTACGGCACTTCAACCTACACCACGCTTGCCAACCTCACCAAGAAGGAGCCTGGGCGCGTCGATGAGGTGAAGATTTGGGTGACGGCAGACGGCGCAACCGAAGCGGTCTACGAGTCCTCCGGGCCGGATGCGCTGCGCGGTCCCTTGATGTCTATGACCGTCACGGAAATCAGCGGCCGGCAGGCGGCGATGGTCACGTTCACCATCGTTGGCCACGCGATGGCCGAGGAGGACGATTGCCCGATTGTGTCCCATCGCTGGGTGCAGTCGTTCACTCTTGATGCCGCGGGACACATGACGCGCACGGTTACGGGCAGCATTGTTGTTGACCTGTCGAATACGAACGCGGACACGACCTACGCCGAGGACAACACCGCTGCCCAAGTCAACGGCAAAGCGCCTTGGGCCGACCTGTTCCGCAAGGCCATCCTGCCGACCCGTCCGCCGGATGACAGCATTTGGCGGCGCGAGTCGCAGACGTTTGCCTACAACGAAAGCGGCAACTCGCTCATCTACACCATCGTTGACACCCAGGCGCGCATCAAGCTGCCCGACAGCGCGCTCACGGGTAACTGCGAATTCACCTACGAGCGTTCCCGTACCGACCTGACCTTCGCCACCCTGCGGTTCAACTGTGACCTCGAGGGTCCGGTGAATGGCGATGTGCGGCACATGATGTGGGCAGCGGTAGTGCTAGCGCAAACCCGCATCCCGTTCCGCTCGTCGCAGCTTGACCGCATCGTGTTCTCCGAGCAGGACATGATGACGCGGTCCAAGGTGCGCGTGGAGATCCAGGCGCGGTGCTACGCCTTTGCTGGCGATCAGACCCCCTCTACCACGCTTCCGCCCGTCCCGCTTGCCAACCTGATCGGCCAATTCTTCACGGTCACGCGGACCTGTCCCGAATACCCGGATGCCTACGGCGGATACAAGGGTATTGCGTCCATCCCGCATTGGTACAACAACGAGCTGTCGGCAAAGAATCAGGGCGTGGCTAGCAGCCTCCCCGTGGCGGCGGTCATCAACGCCATCACGGACTACTGCTCACCTGGTACGCCGACCACCTCAATGGTGGCCCCCGACACGAACTTTGACGCGGCCAATGCGGCCATGAACCAAGGTCCGTTCGCCACGCTGCCGCGCATGACCAACAACGCGGCCAATCAGCCCGCCGGCGTGGAGCGGTCGCAGACGGTCACGAGCGTCTATACCGACACCAAGATGCACCGCCTGCAAACCCTCTACACGCAGGGTTCCGACTTCGTGTTCCAGGCGGGCAAGGCAAGCACGGTCCTCGAGGAAGTCACCACGGTCAAGGGGGTCAACAACCCGCCGCAGCGCATCTTCCGGCCGATCCCGGCGGGCTTCGTGGTGGTCAAGGACGATTGGAAGGTCAACTTCGGCGATGTCGATACGGGCGGCCAGCGCACGTTCATCGGGGTCTACACCCGCACCCTGAAGTCCTATGACGGCGGTGGCGCGACGAGCAACGGATACAGCACCGTGTCCGGCCGCCGGCAATGGTGGTCGCCCACGCAGACGGTAATTGCCCCGGCATCGCTCGGGTTCAACACCGATGCGGACGGGCAGAACACCGCCGTGTCCGTGTTCAACGCCAACACCAACGCGGCCGCGTACAACGTCGGCACGCCCCAGGACTACGCATGAGCGTGAGCGCGTACATCACCGCAGGCGCGACCGTCATCCCCACGCTTCTGCCCACGCAGGAGATGCGAAGCACGGCGCGGCAGATCGGCATTGCGGAGGAGGATCTGTTCCGCGTCGATGTCCCGGTGGGCATGACGCAGCACACGCGGGCAAGCGTCCTCGTGGCCTCCACGCAGATTGCAACGCTGTACGGTTCTACCACCGTCAGTCTCACCCTCGAGGATTCAAGCGGACGTACGGTCGTTCTGTCGGGCTTGTATGCCCGTCCGCAGCAACCGTTCTTTTGGCGCGAGTCGGGCGGCGTGGTCATGGTTGAGCTGGTGGACGAGCGGTGGTATTGGAAGTTCTCCAGCGCGGCCATCCTGAACACCAACCTGTCCCCTACTTGGTCAAGCGATGGGCGCTGGCGGGTTGATTCGACCCGCACCTATTCGGATCTCATCACGGACATTGGGACGGTGGCATCCGGCGACAACCTGACGATGCCCACGGGCTTCACCACGCAAAGCCCGGAATACATCCGCCGCCTTGCAGACCTGTGCGGATCTCCCAACGTCAGCCTCTCCATCCTGCTTGATGCCATCGCATCGGCTAATCAGCAAATCGTTGTATCGACGGGCAGCGCCACGCGGTTCATCAGCCGAACGGGCCTCAAAACGCAATACAACGGGGCGATGAACACCTATCAGACGGCCATGCGCGGTGGTATGCAGCCTGTCAATGGCGCTGCGCTGTCCACAGACGCGCTAGTCAGCCTGTGGAACGCGACCGGGTACCAGGCTCGCGCTCCGCAGATTGCCTCGGTGGTCATGCCCCGGCGCAGCGTGGAAGGGCGAACGGTGTTCAACAACGTCACCATCGCCAATACCCCGGCGGCCGACATCAACTTCAGCCAGCAGGCCGTTGATACGCAAGGCGCTACCCCGACCTGGGTGCGCGCTCCCAACGACATCGGCTCGGCTTACCTGACGGATGCGTCCATTGTGGTGAACGATGCCACGGGCGCGGAGCTGACCACTTCGCCCGGTTGGAACCCGGCCACTTCGCGCACCAAGATCCGAGATGATTATGTGTCCCGCAACAGCAACATCCCATTCGGGCGGACGGTGTGGGCTGGCTGGATTCCGTGGTACACGAGCGCTTCTGTCAACATCGGGCAGATCGGCAACGTGTCCTACCGGATGGCAGAGATAGACGGCGAGCTTGCCCCGTACACGATTAGCGAGGCCCGCGAGGACGATTGGCGGTTCGGGTTGCAGGGTACTTCGGAGGTAAACCCGTCCGACCTTGTGACGGCCAAGGGTAACGCCCAGGCGTACCGCAACCTCGTGGGCGCAACCATCATCGACGTTCCGCCGCCGATGTGCCGGGTGTTCCCTGCCAAGATCACGGGTTCAGAGCTGTATACCAACTGGCGGTGGCGGTACTCGTTTGAGGAAGTCGAACCGAATCCGGCCGCTGGTGCAGGCGGAACTCCGAGCGTTGCCATCGGCGCGTATGGGCGCAGCGGGTCCATTTTGGCGCGCAACATGGCAGAGAACGCCAACCTGAACTACGGCACGGGCGACACGCGCAACTTCATTGCGCCAGGGGTCGCGCAGAGCGACTACACCAATGCGACCATCCGAGCGGTTGCCATTGCCAACGACACCATCGTGATGATGGTGGAGCAATTCCCGACCTCGTACACGACCGGGTCGCCGCCATTCGGGCCGCAGTATTGGTTCTCGATGCCGAATGCCGTGGTGGTTGAATGCACCGCTGGCGGCGCAGGGTTGACCTCTGACGTTGACGGCGGAACCTACTCGGGAGGCGATTGATATGGGCATTCTGCACAAGCGAAACAATGTGGCTGGTGTTGCTCCGGCTACCTCCGAACTTACTGCTGGCGAAATTGCCATCAACACCGCAGATGGCCGGATCTACACCCGCAAGTCAGATGGGACAGTCGTTGCCCTGAACCCTGTGTACGCGGCGCTAGCGCACTCGCACGCAATTGCAGACACCACCGGGTTGCAGACAACTCTTGATGGCAAGGCGGCAACGTCGCACACTCACGTTGTGTCCGATGTCTCCGACTTGGTTGGTGCGTTTCGCTTGTCTCCGCTGTCTGCCGCGCACCGTATATATGGAGCTGCAAATGCAGCCTCGTTTGGCGCGTCTGCACTCACCGCAAACAGGCTCATGATGAGTCCAATGGTCGCCCCTGCATCGTTCACGGCTGCGTCTATCAAGCTTGCTGCTACCTCTGCGGTTGCAAGTTCTGCGTTTGCGCTTGGCATCTACGCGTCCGGCGCGAACGGGTGGCCCACGGGCGCACCGTTGGCAAACTCCGGTTCGTTGAGCGGAGCCGCCATCGCGGAGCTGTCGGCGGCCATTTCGGTGTCCATTGTTCGCGGGAATCAGTATTGGCTTGGTGTGATGTCTGGCTCTCCAGCAGCAACCGTGCGTCGACATTCTGTTGGAGCCGTGTATAGCCTTGGTCAAACCGCTGCTGGTACTGGACAACTCGTGTCGATTTTGCGGACGATTACGTTTGGAACTTGGCCAGACTTCACAACCACGCCCGTCGATGTTTCAGAACTAGCAACAAACCTCCCGGCTGCGGTGATGATTACGACCTAATCTACGGATTTCGACGCGCCCCGCGTAATATGAGGAACCAACATGGCGACCACTTGGAACATCATCTTTGAGCAGGGCGCGGAATTTCAGGCACAGGTAACGGTCAGCGATTGGCCTGCGACCTACCCCGCGCTTGCAACGGCCACGGATTGGCGGCTCCGCGTGGCCCAGGCTGGCGAGGCGGCCTACCTGACGGCAAACACGGCCAACTACATCACGCTGAACGGTGCAAAGACCGTGGGGACCATTGTGATTCCTTCGGCCATCACCAACGCGTTCCCGTGCGGCAACGCGCTGTATGACCTTGACATCCTGTTCCCCAGCAGCGTGGTTAAGCGGTTGATCTCGCTCGGTTCGGCACAGGTCAACATCTACGCGGGGTCCGTCTAATGCCCGAACAGGTATCCATCTCGGTGGTTGATTCGGGCGTGACCGTTTCCGCTGGCGCTGTTGTCAGCGTGACCGCTGGCACGGGCCTGACGGGCGGGACCATTACCGCCACCGGAACCATCGCCGCGGACTTTGCAGCCAGCGGCGCGGCTACGGCGGGCAAGATCGTGGAGGCTACGGATAGCCGCCTGTCGAACGCCCGCACGCCGTCAACGCATGGCAGCACGCACGGGTCGGCTGGTAGCGATCCAATCCCCGCTGATGGTTTGGCGCAGTCGCAAGTCCTGAATCTGACCACGGACCTCGCGGCTAAAGTCCCGACCACCCGTTCGATCATTGCTGGCGCTGGGTTGTCCGGCGGCGGAACGCTTGCAAGCAATGTGGCGTTGGAAGTGCTGTTTGGCACGCTGACGGATACTGTGTGCGTTGGCAACGATGCGCGACTCTCTAATGCGCGCACCCCGACTTCTCACGGCAGCAGTCACGGCAGCGCTGGCAGCGACCCTATCCCGGCTGCTGGCCTCGCGCAGTCCCAGGTTGCCAACCTGACCACCGACCTTGCGGCAAAGGCGGCAAATAGCATCGTCCTCACCGCAGGCACGGGCTTGACGGGTGGCGGCGATCTGACCGCTAGCCGGACGTTTGCGGTGTCGTTTGGCACGGCATCGACCACGGCGTGCGTTGGCGACGATGCGCGCCTGTCGAACTCTCGAGCGCCTACCGGGGCGGCCTCGGGCGACCTGTCAGGAACCTATCCATCCCCGACCGTTGCCAAGATTCGCGGCACGGCCGTTTCGTCATCGGCCCCAGCCAATGGCGATTTGCTGCGCTACGTTTCCGGCACGACTCAATGGGAGCCTGGACCGGGTGTCGATGTGCAGCTCTTCGTCACTTCCGGGACATGGACAAAGCCGAGCGGCTGCCGATCCGTGCAGATTGTGTGCATCGGCGCGGGTGGTGGCGGCGGCAGCGGCCATGCCCACGCATCAGGCAATAAGGGCGGCGGCGGAGGTGGTGGCGGCGGCGGCATCACGGAGCTGACGTATCGCGCCGTGGCTCTTCCTGGTTCGCTCACCGTCACGGTGGGTACAGGCGGCACGGGTGGCGCGGGTGTTTCTGCAAACACTAACGGCAACCCAGGCACGGCGGGCGGCGCATCGTCAGCATCCGCGTCCGGCATTACCTACGCCTACGCGGCTGGCGGCAACTTTGGCGCGGGAGGGACGAATTCGGGTGGCTCCGGTGGCGCGGCCCTCAGTGATGGAAGCTCGTTGTGGTGGGGTGGTGCTGGTGGCTCGGGTGGCGCGGGTGGCTCGAATGGAACGACTCCGAGCAATTCGCAGGGCGCACCAGGCGGCGGTGGCGGTGGTGGAATGTCATCGGGTGGCACAACTCATGCTGGCGGATCAGGTGCTACGCGGGTTGGCATTGGAACGGGCGGCGCGGGTACGGGCGGGGCAGGAAGCAACGTGGGCTTCTACGGTTCGGGTGGCGGTGGTAGCACCTCGTCAAGTGGCACAAGCGCCGCTGGCGGCGTGGGCGGCTACGGCGCGGGCGGCGGCGGATCGGGGGCATCCACTACCGCTACGGGCGCTGGCGGCAACGGTGGCGGTGGCCTCATCTGCATCATTTCCTCGTGGTGAGCCATGACCATCGAAACCAAGAATGCCGTCGAATTTTGGATGAAGCCCGCGCAGCTTGTGGTGGCGGTCATTGCCATTGCCGGGGCGTTCGTCTACGCGGGGCAGCGCAGCGAACGGGACGAGCAGCAGACGCGCGCCTTGGACAAGATGGCAACCGAGATGGAGAAGATCCAGCAGGCGACCGGGGAGGGGAATGCACAGATCCGGGTCATCAACGTCCGCATCGGGGCGCTCGAGGAGCGCGTGGGGAAGATCGAAAAGCGATGAGCCGGGTATGGCTTGCCTTTGCGGCGGTGGCCCTGCTGGCGGTCGCGTGCAGCCCGGTGGAACGTATCGCGGGTGATACGAACGCCATCCGCACGGATGCCCAGGCGCTTATTGACCACGGCCACGCCATCAAGGATGCGGAGGTGGTGGAGCGCGCCACGCGCATTGACACCACGGCGGCCGACATCCACGTTCAGCTCACCCAGGTGCAGGACATCACCCCGGCATGGCTTTCGACCCTGCGGTGGTGGGGCATCGGCGTGGCCGTGGCGGGCATCGCCTTCCTCGTATGGCAATCGGGCATCGGCACGGCCATGCGCGTTGCAATCGGTTGGCTGCCGCGAAAGAAAGTGACCCAGGCGGAACTCGCCGTGGATATGCTAGACCCCAACCGACCCGAAGGGGATCGGGAGTACGTTGCCGCGATGCGGGCGCAAGACCCGGAATTCGACGCGGCGTTCCGCAAGGCACAGACCCGAAGAAAGGCTTGATGATGCTTCTCGCAGACCTCTCCAGTTTCGTTGGCTCGGTGTGGGCGGCCGCCCTTTGCTTCTGCCTCGGCGTTGCCGGCGGCATCTACCTCTGCAAGCGCGGAATCATCAAGTGACGCGCCTGCTCATCTTCATCGCTGCGCTTGTCATCGTGGCATGAGCGGCATCCTGAACGCTTCGTGTTGCTGTCCTGCCGTGACTTGTTTGCCACGCAGGCCATTTCGCATCACGTTGCGGGCGCGTGCTGCCAATGAGTTGTGGGACAAAACGGATGTAACAACGGCTCTATGTCCGGGCGCGGCTCCGTCTTGCGATGTGCCAACGATTGACTGCAATTGCCCAAACTACGCTAGTTGCCTATCAACATTCACGCCACAGTCGGGCAACTGCAACACCCCGGGTATTGACAAGCACTATATCAGCACGTTTGAGATGGATACGTTGGTTGTGACGCTGCCATACGTTGACACGATTACAACGTCACAGCCTAGTCAGCCAGGTTGCGGATGGTTTGCTGATATCAGCGGCACACTTACTCAATCCGGTCTTTCGTACATTGGCGAAAGAGAAGTTGACCGCAATCAGGCTGACGTTGACTACCGAAGAGATTTCACCGGATGCGCTTCGTGCGTAACGTGGACAACTTCGGGTGAGACGGACGAAACGCAAACGGTTACCGCCGCATACGCCTATCGGTGTGTTTACGGAACGCCTCCCGCGTATATGTCCGTTAGCCGTCCAAACATCGGGACGTATGTCAATTGGACATGGGAAATTACGGGTGGACAATTCATCATCAAGAATGCAAGCGGCGTAACGCAGTCAACCTACAACCTTGCGACACGGACGTTGGCACAAGCCGTTACAGATATTAACGCCGACCCCGCCGTCATTGCTACCGGGCCAGTTACTGCTGTTCCTGCGGATTCGTTTCCCGCAACCTTGATGTACGACAGGCCCGCAGCTCTGCTTCAAACAACTCCTGCGGTTGATCGTGTTTGGCTTGAAGTTCAATACACGACTGTTCAGCGTTATCAAGATGGATTGATGGGACCGCGTTGGATCATTGGCAACACTCCGCTAGGTGATCCATGCTTGCAGGAGTTCCCGCTGAAGGCAGGTTGCGACACTACGTCCGATCCCTATGACTACACGGGCGGAACGGATGCCGCTGCGGAGCTGGTCTTCTGCAACGGCATTGGAACTCGGTTCCTTGATTGGACTACGGAGTATGACCCGACAAGTGGACTCAACGATGAGTGTTTGGGTTGGGTTGTCGGATGGGGCGGGACGCTAGAAAACTACCCCCTTGGTTACTTTGATTGCGACTCTGAAACGGGCGACATGACCTGGGTTGAGACCCTTCCGTGTGAAGACTTCGCAGGCGGAACGGTGTGGACTCTTGGTCTTGGCGCATATGGCAACTTGGCTACTACCACTACTGGAAGCGGCGAAGATATGTGCAGCGATTTCAGCACGCTGTCTCCTACCTACTGTTACACCACGGCCAATTTGAACGGTTGCGATTTCTGCGACTGTGGACCAAACGCAGGGCGTGATTGCATCAAAGAAACCTACAGGCGTGGATGGCGCGTCTACAAGTCATTTATCATTGAACGACTATGAACACCAAAGCGGTAGTCACCAATCAGTATGGCGCGTATACGCTGGAACTCCATCAAGACGGAACCGTCACGGTTCTTCAATTTGACGCTGCTCCACCAGGCAAGAAATTCCGGGGTTTGGGCGATGTCATTGCTGCAGGAACCAATGCCGTTGGCATTCCTTCATGCAAGGGTTGCAGGCGCAGACAGGAGGCGTTGAACCGCCTCGTCCCGTTCGCAAACGAAAACCCCCCGCCTGCTGGCCAACTTCCTGCGGCCGCAAGCGGGGGGGAGAAGAACGACTAGCCTACGGTCAGAAGGGTACGTCCGCCGGGTCAACCTTGGCCGGCGCAATCGGCCCGATGACGCGCATGACCTGTAGCGTCTGCCCGATCCGGGCGACCTCAAGGCGCATCTCCTTGTCCACGTTCGCGTCCGCCAAATGGCCATACTCGACAATCGAGGTGGCGATCCACGCCGCGCCGTATTCGCCCACGGCGTTGATTGCAATGGGCTTGCCTGGGCGGCGCACCACGCGCAGGATCTTGAACTCGCCCTCGTACTCGTCGGGGTAGCCGTCGGCTGCCTTGGGGGTTTCCGGGGCCGGGTTGGCCTCCTGCTTGGCCGTGCGCTTGCGGATGGGCTTCGGGGCATCCTCCACCACCAATGCCTCTGCGTCAATCGTAGGGGCTGCGGGGGCGGCAAGGGCGGCGCGGGCCTTGGGGGCTTCCTCGGTGATCTCGGTCTCGCCGTGGGCTTCGACGTACACCGGGGCCGCGCCAAGCGCGTCCGGGCAATGCTGCTTGTAGCCGCTTGAGATGCAGCGGGCGAAGAGCATGGCCTTCGGCCACTTGCGCCAATTGTCCCCGCCAAGCTGCGCCCGCTTCGCATCGTCCATTGAGAAGGTCGTGGTCCCGATCTCCTCCCACTTGTTCTCCGGGCTGCGGCCGAAGAACACGATGCTGCATTCCGTGTCCGTACAGGCGGCGCGGTAGTCGTACTTCCCTGCGCGCTTGATGGCGGCGGCCATCAGGTTGGCGGCCAGCACGGCCTTGCCCTTGATGATGTGCAGCCCCGTCATCGCGTCATAGTCCGACAGTCCGAGGCCGCGCCCGATGATGATCTTCGCGCACGCTGCGGCCTCGGACTGAATGTCGGGGAACATCCCTGAAGCCTTGAACACCTGGGCGACCGACATGGGGTCAAGCTGCGCTTGCCCGATCCTTGCGAGTTCCATATGCATCTCCTCATGTACGCGGAGCGCCGCGCCCGTCCCGCGCAACGTGCGAGGGCGTAATCAGTATACGGCCCGGTAGCCGAAAGTCAAGCGGCCGAAATGGCGATGACCGTCTGCGCGGTCGGCCCGTATGCCTT